CGCCCGATGATCTCGCGCACCGGCTCTTTTATACTATTCACTACATCGCTAATTGCCACCATAACTTGCCGCCTTCAACGAACAAATTTTCTACAGTTTAGCACAGTGTACCCGCTGACTCAATCACTTCCTCCCCCACAGTCCGCTGTAGCCGATCTTCCCGGCATACTTCGGTGCGGCCTGCTGTGTAGCCATGACCAGATACCGCAGCGCGTCCATGCCGTGGTTATACGCGTCAACCGGCACTTCCTTCTGGGGCTTCCCGTCTTTGCCATCCGGCCACACGTAGCTCGAAAACTCCTGCTCCGTATTCACGGGCTGCGTATCGCCGGGGTATTCGCGGTATAGTGTACGATCCGGCTCAACGAGACAGTTCCGCAGCACGTATAGACGCGGCTTCCCGTCCCCCGCATCTTTTAGTCGCTCCTGCACCGCCTGAATGCCGGGGCTAATGTCTTTCTTAGCGGCCACCGTTTTAATCCCGTTTTCCGCCAGCGTAGCCCGATCCTCCGCGTCATGGTCGGCGACCGTTGCTACAAACGTTTCGCCCTCGCTGAGTTTCTTGATTAATTCCGCGTGTACCTTCACCGTCCGCCGCGTCATATAAATCTCGCGGTACAGATACAGCCGCCCGTCATGATCCCGCGCCCACCACTGGCACACAAACGGATTGGTATACCCGAAGTCGATAGACCGGAACCGCGCCCAATCTGCCGGAATATCAAACGGATCAATCACATGGGTTTCAGGATCAAACGTGTCGTATACCTGCCCCTCCGCCGATACCCACAGCCCCAGCCGCCCCCGCTTATACCGCAGCCCTGTCAACGCGTCTAACGTTTCGAGCGTGCGTTTGCCCCGCTCGGTAATTTCGCCCGTCATCTGATTAAACAGCGTCGGATTATGCTCATGCCGCTGTTCGAATAACCGTAACCGGCTCCGGTTCTTGATCCAGTGCGTAGGCGGCCCCGGATTACAGTCACCCAGCACCTGCGTATAAGGCGAGTTCCCCGCGCGCCCCGTTGCACGCCCCGTCAGCTTTTCCCACGCGTCCAGCGTTATTTCTTCCGCTTGATTGACGTATATGAAATCGTACTCCGCCGACAGTACCTTGTCGGGGTTATCCATCCCGCCGCATACCAAGCGCGATCCGTTAGGGTAGCTGTAAAATTGAGGATGCTCGCCGCCGTATTTGCGAATGCCCGAAAGCGGGTTCTCCGGCTTCAGCGGCAGCACTTTTGTTTCGTAGGTCACAATTGCCGATTGCACGAGGCTCTTATACGTAGCCCGCACCATCAACGCCCGCGAATTGGGGTATTTACACAACAGCGCGTGCAGCTTGCCCAGCGCTACAAACGTCTTGCCCGTTTCGTATGGCCCGGTTAGCATCGCCTCCGGCCCCTTGTACGCCCAGAAATCCCGCGCCGGCCCGTAATAGCGGATGCCCTTAACCGCGTCTTGAATTACCGCGTAGGTCACAGTTCATTCATATTCATGCCGATCACCATCACCGGAATCGGCTTGCCGTCTTCATCCGTCATTTGCATCTGCGCCGGACGATCAAGTCCAAGTAATTTCGCGCGGCGATCCATAATTTTTAACCCGCGATCAATCGCCCCGAAATTCCCTTGTGCAATACCTTTTGCAATCGCCAGCCACATGCCGTCCAGCCGCGCCAGCTCCAGCGTCCGAAACTCGTCCACGCCCTCGTACTCCATCCGTTTGAGCAGCGTAGATACCGCCTTCCGCGCCCCGCTTTCGTCTTTGTAGTGCGGCTCAAACGCGCCCGTGTCAGGGTTACGCCTGCCCACCGCCCGCGCAATCGACGCGAACGACGCGCCGCTTTTCCGCAGCTCCAGCGCTTGGGCGGCCGCTTCACGGGCGGCAATCTTGCGGGCCGACGTTTCAGGATTCGGAATGGTCATGGTGCGGAAATTCTCATTATCTTCGGGTTCTGTTCCATAGCTGTTAGTCGGCTAACTTGTCCGCTGTTAATAATAACCTGCTCTCTTGACGTACAAACAAATACGGGTACTCTTTGACACGTTCACAGCTTTCCCCATACGCAGTATCAAAGTCGCCGTAACAAATTACCAATGAAGGGTTTATATGCTCAATCATTGCATCAAAGCCTCGAATAAATAGCGGGTTACTTTTCCCCGCCCCAATACTACTTATTGCCACCATTGCCCCTTTTTCGATACCATCAAAACAGAACGCGTATGACTCGCGTGTTGACCAGCTAACAGTTGGGACACCGGTTACGCCTAAAGACTGCCAGTAAGCGCCGAAGCACGGGGAACGATAGGTATTCCACATCTGCACAGGCAGCGGCCAATCTGAATAGAGGCTGAAGTCTGGTGACAAGACTATATGGCCTTGCAGCGATGCAGCCACACGTCTTGGATAGCGCCATACATTTTCGAATCGATAATCATCCAAAAAGAAATGTATGCACTCGTCCGCCTTAATTCGTGCGATTCGTATGCCGTATCGAATAAGACGCGCAGGTGATTGCATTTCTTGGGCGCTGATAACAGGCATCCCGTTCGCAGTTAACGACGGAATAAAGAATGTGTTCACCGTATCAAATGCACCCGGTGTGCCATTCCAGTTATGTGTTGATCGCGTCACTTCTTGCCCTTAACTAATAACTGCGTTCCGTATTCATCAGTAATAACATGTGCTTTCCCGCTTTTTATCAACGACTGACGCACTCGATAAGCCGCAGTCGTAAAGTTGTTACCAATATCATCTGCGCCTTTATATAATATTGGGCCATCCTTCAGCGCGGCTAACATGAGTTTCTTACCGTAGCCCTTCCCTGTTTCACTTTCGGGGATCGAAAACGTAGCCACCGAACGATAACCGTCTATTCGTTTCACAACTTGCAGTTCTGATCCATCCACGCTGTTTAATGAATAGGTTGTACTTGTCATTCCCCTCGTTAACGAGTTAACTGTCTTACTGACCCCTCCGCCACTGCCCCCTGAGCTGCTGCCACGTCCGCCCATAGTTAAAAACCTGCTCGGTTACAGTACATAGAAACAGGCTCTAAACGCGTTGAGTCACCCCCACTTATTGGGGGTCTCGTGTATAGCAATATGCTATACAATGTAGTCATAGTAAGGATATAGGAACGGAGCACAAAATGATAACAGTAGGAGCGAAGGCAAAAGATCAGTACGGTAAAACGGTTACGGTTTTGCAAATCTGGGACAACGTAGTCTGGACGACCAACGGCACTTACCACATCACTAAGTTGTTTCCAGTAAAATAAGCGCAGTAGGGAATAGGAATGACCACCAAACAGAAAAACTTCCGCCTGCCGACCATCACCACCGACAAGCTGGATGCGCTCATAAAGGCCACCGGCTTGACAGAAGTGCAGGTGATCATCATCGCGATAGACCGCCTGACCGAACAGGAACTTAAGAAACAACAGAAGCCCCGCTAGGGGTTTTTGTTTGCTCATGATACGGAAGCTGCCTCGGCTAACTGCGGCGTTAGTCCCATATCGGCAAAGCGCTGAAGAATAACAGCGCAATATTTCTCTTCTAACTCAATGCCGCGCCCAAATCTTCCAGTTTGTTCGGCTGCCACCAATGTGGTGCCGCTGCCGCAAAACGGCTCATAGACGATTTGGCTGCGCAGGGACGAGTTTTCTATTGCCCTGGTCACTAACTCAACCGGTTTCATTGTTGGATGTTCAGGCGAAGCCAATGGGCGGTCAATGTTCCAAACGGTTGTTTGAGTCCTGCCCCCGTAATAACGATGCGCTCCATTTGGAAGCCAACCGAAAAAGATCGGCTCTGATTGCCAATGGTAACAAACGCCCATAGGGGAGAACGTGGCGTTATTTTTCACCCATTGGATAGTTTGCCGCCAGATACCACGATCCTTCAAAACTTGCCCGAATAGAATATGTAGCGGCACCGCCGGGGCCGCTACATACCACGCAGCTCCGGCGGTGCAATGTGCGATTGCATTATCAAATGCCCCTTGCAGCATCTTGGCAATCCCATCCTCGTCCAATGAGTCGTTTTTCAGATTAGATTCAACTCTATTGCTAGGAGCAATAGAGTTGAGAAATTTATTTTTATCCCCCACTGAAACACCATATGGGGGGTCTGTCCAAACCATTTCCGCTTTATCATCGCCCATCAGCTTGTTGGCATCATCGGCATTCGTGCTGTCTCCGCACAAAAGACGGTGCTCCCCTTTGCCTGATCCGCTAGGGATAATCCATAGTTGACCTCGTTCGCATTTCCAGATTTGAAGCAGCTCCTCAGCCTTTTCAATCTGTGCGCCCGGATCTGCAACTGGCTCCGCTTCCTGCTCCACGATCCCCGCCTCTTCAGCCAGCGCCGCCAGCATCTCCTGCACCGCCGCGTCGTCACTGTTGACGCCTTGCAGCAGCTCCTCTAACTTCGCCGCGTCCGCCTGCGCCATCGCGCTAATCGGATCATAGGTCGCAAGGATCAAATCGGCCTCGCCCTCCGTCAAGTCAGTAATTAACGTCGGCAGCATCGCGTCGGGGTTTTCCTCCGTCCGCATATGCCCGTCCACCAGCATCAACGTCCCGTCATCTAACCGCCGCGTCAGCAGCGCCCCGGCAAAGCCGATGTCCTCCGTAATCGCACGATACGCCGCCCGCTGGTTGTCAGGATGCGCCCGCCAGTTCTTCGGATTCGGAAGGATGTCACCCGCCCTCACCAGCCTATATTCGGTGACGCGGTTGCGAATGTCGGGAACAATTGCTTTTGCCATTTACCCACCTATTTTACGAACACTTGTGCTAATAATAGCACAATTTTTCAATTTTGTGCAATCAAAAACGCCCCGATTGGAGCGTTTTGATACTGACCCAGTTACAGCCGATTTGTCGTCACTGGAAGACGTTCACGTCGTTTCGGCGTTGACGTTTAGAAAAGGTGGGCGCGGCTTCACGCGCATATACTTTGAGGAGGTCTACCAGAAAAACACCGCGCCCGGCAAAAAGATGACGCCCACAAAATCAAGTATAAGAACATATGAGCTATCCGTCAAGCACGTCTTTTAAACGCATTGCCTATTCGCTCTCAATCCGGCGCTATAATAACCATCAACAAGCTGTGAGGAGTCTGCTTGATCCAAATCGC